ATATATGCCATTTTCTAACCCTTTGGATATTTGTCTTTTACTAATTTAATTAAATCTGCCATTTCTTTAGGAAATACACCACCATGATAAAGTGCATCTAATTGGTCACCTATTGGTGGATAAGCATCTTGTCTATCTCTTTGGTATTCATTTTTATCGTACTCAACATCTAATTCTTTTTGTTTATCTGTAATTTGTTTCCATGTAACACCGAAATCTGATTTATTAGAACTTGTAATAACTGTATTATTTTCATCAGAGCCAGTTACTTTTAAAAACATTTTGTTAAATTCATCTTCAGATGTTGGTTCGCCATTAAGAATAAACTTTTTTATATTTAAAGAATTAAGTGCATCTATTACTTTTGCCATATTATCCTCGTATTTCCATTAAAAGGATTCCACCACCATAAGTTGATTGATAACATATTGATTGTGTAGCACCAGTATCGTTTCTTATTTGATGTTGCATTGTGTATGTTGTTGCACTTGTTGTGCTTGGTGAATCTAAAAAACTCATGTGCATTAAGTTATTCGCTTCGTCTGGTGTACCCCCAGCATCTCTTGTGTGGTACATTTCATCATAACTGTCAGTATTCCATATTAGTGTTGTTGTACTTGATATTGTTCTATTCAATCTCAAAGCACCTCTGACTTTAGTACCAGAGCCTTTTAATAAAAATGGGAAACTCATCATAACCAAAACTTTACTTGATGTTGCAGATGGTGTTATTGCTAATGTGTAATTTGAATCTGCCCAACTTCCTGCATTAGTATTAATTGATTGAGCAATCGTGCCATTTTGCACTATCTGTAATATTGTTCCTGCCCCAGTTACACTACCAGTAAAAGCATAAGATGCACCTAAATCTAATTTTGTATTTCCTACTGCATCATCTGCAATTTTTGCAGTTGATATAATTCCATCTGTAATATCTGATGATGTTAATGGAACTGTTGCAGGTTGTACTCCTATAAATGGCATATCATCACCTATGTAATTTCTAATATACTTAGTGTAGCATCAACTTTTGCAGTTACACTACAATCAATTTTTATAATATCTGTGGTCTGTAAAACTACTTTTCCACCAGAAAGCAGTTCTAATGTTGAGCCACTTGGTATGCTTACATCTTTTGCTAATAAAACTGTTTCATTCGTTTCTGTGTCGCTTGTATCTGAAACTAGCTGAACATCAACTGTAACTGATGCAGTATGAATATTACAAAGTAATAATCCAATAACAACTGTGGTTGTTGAATTTGGTACTGTATACAGTGTCAATGGTGTTCCTGCACTTGTGGGCATTGCTCCATTTGTTTTGACTTTAAAAGTATTTGCCATTTATAACTCCTATCCCAAAGCAATCGCTAGTGGCAAAGCATTTGGGTCTGTTTCTGATATAGTTCCAGTTACACTCATTTGACTGGTAATTGCATTACTGCTTATATTAATTTGAAATAATTCAACATTATCTGAACCATCATTTATTTTAACTTTTAAAACTCCACTTGTAGCATTATCAACCCACATTGTACCAGTAGCAACAGAACTCGGTGCTGAACTGCCAATATGGGAAGTATTAAGGGCAGTTAAAATATTATTTAATTCTGTTCTAAAAGAACTAAACCCTTGATTTGCTAAACTTACATCTGATACTTGTGCCATAATTTTTTATATCCTTATTTTGTTAACTTTGCAACCCATATCCTTTTGCAATATAATCAAATGTTCTATCAACTGCACCTCCACTTGAGTTGGCAAAAGCGATTGAAAAGCCATTTACTGTTTTTGAACTTATAGTAAAAATATCTCCAGTTGCCATATTTTGTGCAGAAATACCAATAGCAGGAACACCATAAAATGGGTTTGTATATGTTATTGTTCTACTTCCACTTGATGTTGTTAAATCATTTTCAGCAAAAGTCCTTTCCTCCATGTTTAATTTTACATCAATTTGCTTTACATTGCTAGATGTTTGATTATCGTCATTTGTTAATTTTAATCTAAACTTAGCAAATTTGAATTTATATGTAGCTGATTGTGATATATCTGAAAAACTTGTGCAGTCTGATAATGATGTTATTGAAGTTGCAATCTGCACTCTATGAAAAGCATGAAGTTGCTCTGTACCATCAAATGGTGCTTTAGCTGAATCAAACACTAATGCTCCTCTGCCAGTATCAAATAAATCATATGGGTTTTCAGCATCTAAAGTAATACTTGGTTCGACATTCCCATCATAAACTTGGGTTAAACTTAAACTATTGCTAAAATTATAAAAACCTTTGGCATCTCTATTGATAGCAGTAAAATTAGGGTTTGATGTAGAATCTGTACCCCCTAACTCAAAATCCCCACTAGGACTATCAAAATTTCCTACAGTATCATCGAAGTTTGTAACAGTATCTAAAGTTAAAACTGTATCGCCAGTTGTATCAATTTTGACTGCCAAAGGAAAACTTGTGTCCATTTGGTCTAAAGCTGAAAATACATTAGGGGTTTCAGTAAAATTTGCGACTTGTTGATAAGCATGGATTCCAGATATGTTTGTTGAAACTATATTGGCTTCTGCCGAGCTATTTCCATTCTTATCAATGGCTTTGATTAAATAACTGCCAACCCTCGCAGGAACTATAGCATTATCACATTTTCTTCTAGGGCATCTAACAAGATTTGTTGAATTAATCCAATTAGAGCCAGTTGTTACATTTTGGTATCTAATTTCATAAAAAGATATATCTAAATCACTATTAGCAAATGGTGGTGTCCAAGTAAGTTTTAAATGGTTTTGACCATGAAGTTCAACTGCAAAATCTTCAACATTACTAGGTGGTTCAACTCCCCCAACTATAACTCTTGTGGTTGATATAAATGTGCTTTTAGAAGCTATGGTATTTACTGCCCTTACTCTTACTTGATAAGTAGCACCATCAATTACATTTAAATGTTGATATTCTAAAATTTTACCAACTGCTATTTCTCTAAATGAATCAGATACGGCAGAACCATTGGGGTCTAAAGTTTGTTTAATTTGTACTTCGTAATTATCAACAAATTTATCTGGCGAAGCACCTATTGTTATTAATAATCTTGTTATAACTATTCCATCTGCATATTCTACTAATTCATCAGATAATGTGATACTCGCAGGTGGTTGTACTGAAAATGGATTAGGCAAAGTTGTATCTGGAATATTTGCAACTGCTTGTTGAGTCCCAAAAGCATAAAAACTATCTTGGTGTTCAGAGCATTGTAAACTTACTGTGTGATCTGCATTTACAGTTAAACCTTGCACTCTAAAAGGCTTTGCTGAAAAACTTGGTGTGGCATGAGTTATGTTAACTATATCCCCAATAGATAAATCTAAAGCAGTGGCATCTCCTTTTAATGAAATGTCTAAACTTGACCTTGATCTTCTTAAAATAATTTCTGCCATTTCTTGAGCTTGATATGGATTAGTTAACATGGAAAAATCAAATCTTCCCTCTAAAAGTAAACCCCCATCAGCAGTTTTCATATTCGCATGAGTATCAGCACTTGCTAAACCAGTTTCATCTACTGGAGGAAATTGAGCAGTATCAGACTGATAATCTTTATCTGGATTTATAAAATTAACAATAACCCTATTATATCTTGAGTTTTTATTTTTACTTGTAATTGATATGCCACCTAAAATATTATCTTCTGTTAAAGTAATTGATGCTGAACCAGTGGTTTCAACTAATATGTTGTATTTTCCTCCAGAGAAATTTAAGTATGACCTAGAACCCCTTACAAACTCTTTAACATTATCAATAGCTTTTCTTGAAGTATCTATAACACAATGACTATCCATTAAATCAATCTGACTCGCACCACTAAAAGGGGTTATTTGAGCATCACATACATCAGAAGCAGTTTGCCAATCTGCAAAATTACTATTAAAATAACTATTGGTAATCCCCATACCAAATCTTTCATTCCTTAAATAATCTAATAATTGTAATATTGCATTATCAGAATATGCCCAAGTAGAACTTGTATCTGCTCTATGACTTCCACTTCCACCAGTAACTGTGCTATCTAAATTTGGGTTATAAACTTTTTTTCCTTGCACTATCGCTTGAACTGTAGGTAAAGAGCCAAACTTATCGGCATTCCATTCAAATCTAATAGCAAGATATGCTAAACCTCTTAATCTATGATTAGATGTCCACGAACTTAATGTTGACAATAAACTTGATGCACTTTGACTATCAGAACCAAAATGAGGTTCGCAGGTAATTAAACTGGCTTCATCATAAAAATTGGCATCACTACTTGCGACTGTTATTTGTGTATTATCTGCAATATCCCCAGACCATGTAACTTGATTATCATTAATATGAATTGAACTAATATCGTTTATTTCACCCTCACTTAATATAAGAGCCATATATAAATATTGATTATCTGTACCAGAGGTTTCTAAAAAGACTACATTACCACCAACTTTTCTTGTTCCATAAACTATTGGTATATGGCCATTCGCAGTAAATTTATTGACTAAAACACCTTTTGCTTGTTGTTCTGAATTATTATCGCCAAAGTCTGGTATTTCTGGCATGGGTATTAACCACCCAATAACATCTTCTATAACATCAACAACTACATCAACAACATCTTCAACAATATCAACAATATCATCAATTATATCGCCAATAAAACCACACATTTACATCAATCTCCAATTACTACCAAGATTTTCAAACCCTAATCTTTTAAATACTGGGTCTATTTTTAGACCAGTTGTAACCCCTAATACAATGGGTAATTTATTTGCTATTTTTTTTACACTATCTATCATTGTTTTTAAAAGTTTATAATTTCTAAAATTTTTCTTAATATAAATTACATCAATATTTATCATTTGCCCTTTGCTAAACCAAAACTCTGATTTATGGAATATACAACAACCGATTAATTCATCTTTATCAAGATCATTTAATAAAATAATTTTTCCCTTTTGTAACATGGTATTTATAAACTTTAATAATTTATGAGTGTCAACTTCTGGAAAATTTAAACCCTCTAAATCAATTTTTTTAAATTCTATTAAAAGGTCGTAAATATTTTCAATATCTTTTTTTTCAGCTTGGTATAAATGAACACTTGTCATACTCTGCCCCATTTAATATCTTTTAATGTTAAAGCTGAAAACTCCATGCCTTTGTCAGAACTAAAGAATCTTTGTTGTGAATTATCTGTCGTTGTTCTTCCACTTGTTTTGCTAAAATTACCCCAATGTGAAGTAATTGTAAAAGTCAAATTTGCCGTGTTTGTGTTATCTGTAATTTTGTATTCATCTATAGTGCCATAAAATAATAAAAATGGGTCTGCTATAACTGAAAGATTGTCATCTAAAAACCCCCTATAAATAAATACATTATCGTTTATTATATTTTCATTTAATGCGATAGATATATATGTTTGGTCAACTGCAGAAAGACTTATTAAAAGTGAGTTCTTTGATGGTTTGTTAGTTTCACTTATGCCAGTAATACTTTTTAAATGACCATTTGATAAATAAGTTCTTGAACTACCAGAAACACTTGATGTTATGTTAAAACTTGCATTTGTTAAATAAACTGGTGTTGCAAAACCTATTTCTATTAAAACTATTGGTTCAATAATACCAGTTGCTAACTCTGTTTTGACTGCACTTGTTAAACCTCTAGCCATTTACAAACTCTCAATAACATCAAACTCATAACTAAATAGTAAGTTTCCATCAGAATCATTTTGTGTTGTTGCAAACTCTTGAACATCACTTGTCAAATGCACAGTAAAAGGCACGGAATCATAAGTTACGGCACTATCATTTGCTAATGCAGTTCTTAATGGTGGCTCTATAGTAACTGTTGAAGCATTACTTGATGAAGTTGCATCAGCAACAATCATATAAACTTTAGAGTGAGCGAACTTTATAAAATCTCCTGCTTTTAATCTGCCTGCACCATCTCCTGCGAAACCATCTATAGCTATTGTAGTATCGGCTACAGAATGAACACCATTAACTAATAAAGTTCCACTTTCATTACCTTGTGCATTTAAATAACTTGGCATTGAAACTGTAAAATTTTCTTTCCTTGATCTTTGTTGCATTATAAATGCCATTATTGGTGCAAACTCTGATCTTTTCATTGGTGGATATTGAATTGTAAAGCTAAACCTTTGCCCTTGTACTTGCCGTCTAAATGTTTTACCACTATCAGTTTCAGACAATAAAGTTTTTTGATTACTTTTAATATTAACTGCAAGAAAATTTGTATTTGGTAATGCACCACTCATATTATTGCCATTTTACCTTTTTCATTTACTGCACTATTAATCAGGCTGACTATAGTTCCCCTTGAATTTACTAATAATTCATTAAAACCTCTAGCATCTACAGTGCTAATGTTAAAATTAACTGTTACTGGTTGTTGGTTCCCTAATTTACTATTGGGTACAACATTAGAAGCTCTATCTGGTACAACTAATTCTGGACCTGCTTCGCCAACCATATAAGGCTGATCTTGGTTCATTCTGCCACCAAGTCTACGACCTGCATATTTTGTTGAAGCGATAGTTGCCACTTGAGCGAAACCTAATGCTCCGATTGCAACTGCTAAGGGAATACCGAGTGGACCCATGCCTAATGCTTTACTAACCCCTTGTGCAGTGCTAATTATTGCATCTTTAATTGCGAATGCTTTATTTAATTCAAATGCAGTTCTATTGTGTTTTGCCATTTCTGCTAGTGCCAATCTTCCAGTATCTTTAGCCAAAGCATTCATTTCTTCGCCAGTCATTTTTTCTAAATTAATTTGATTGGCTTTACCACTTTGTAGCAAACTTAAATTATCACTATGAAGTTTTTTTCTGATTTCTAATTCTTTATCTGCAGTTTCTTTAGCAATTTTTAATGTTTCATCTGCCCTTATCCTTTGAAGTTCAGCTTCTAATTCATTATTGTCTTGTATCAAATTAAATTTATTTGCAAAGGCTTGTCTTTGTATTTCAAGTTCTAATGTTGCTAAGTCTTGTAATCCTTTAACTTTTTCTTCATTAGTAAAGGCTATAGGCATTTGCCCCATTGAAGCATCATCACCAAATAAAGTGCCGTCAGTTGGCTTTTGCTTTTGTTTTTTTACTTCGGCAAGTTTTTTTTCTGCTTCTACTTGCTTTTCTATTGCTTTTACATTCTTAATCCTATTATCTGAATCCAACAAAATTATTTCTGCACTTGTTTTTATTGCTTGTATTTCTTTATTTAATGCTTTTATTCTTGAGATAACTGCTCGTTCGCCCTCTAAAATAGATAACCCAAACTCACCATTTGCTTTTGCAGATTCTTTTAGTTTTTCACCAAAAGTTGTACTTTGTATAGCTTCTAAAAGTTTTGTTTCTTTAGCTAGAGAAGATTCAGCGATAGCAAGTTTATTAGTATTTTTTTCTAATTGGTCAACTATAGGTATTATTTCGTTCATTTTACTTAATAAACCAATAGACCTCAAAAATTCTTTTGTTTGTATAATTGAATCTTTTAGTGATTGAATCATTTTTGATAATGCAGGCAATAATGGTGTTACTGCTTCAACCATAAATTCTTGGAATTCAGCATTTAGTGCTTTCATAGAATTAGCAAAACTGTCGTTTGTTCTTTCAGCATCGCCTTGTGCATCTGATGTTCCTGCAATAATAAGGTTTAATCTTGCTTGTACTTTTTCAGCATTAGTAACTTCCTTAGCAGTTTTAGTTATCCCCATTCTCAGAAGTTCTTGTTTTAATGTTGCTTCTGTTATTACAACACCAAATCTCCTAACTGTTTCGTGATTACCAACTAAAGCACTTTGAAAAGCCATCATTGTTTGCACATCACTAGCATTGTTAAATGAAGCCACATCTACTGCTAATTTTGTTAATTGAACAGATAGCTTTGATGCTTCCCCTCTAGCAAAACCCATAGGAACAAATGTATCTTGTATAGAAGATGCCATTCCCTCAAGTTCTTGGGTGCTTCTTCCTACATTATCTCCAAAAACTTCAAGTTCTTTTCTTACACTTGAAACAAACCTGCCAAAAACAACTGATGATTTGGCTTGCATTTCTTCAACTGCACTTGCCATTGTTACCATTTGTTTACTAAACCTTAATGCTTGGAATACTACTACACCCCCAATAACAGTTCGCACTGTATTACCTAAAGCATTAAATGACCTTTGTTGAGATTCAACTGAGCCTTTTACATTATTTTTTAAATTGTTGACGTTTTTCGTGGCTGACTGCATAGCTTTTACAGTTTTGTCTTTAGCTAGAATATCAATATTTACTGATTTTGTTGCCACTATCTTGCCTTTGCTATTCGTTCTTGTCTTTCTCTTTCTTCATTCTGAAGTTGAAAGTATGCTTGCCACATTGTAAACTCATTGACTGTCATTTGCAAGATTTCGGAAACTGTCTTATGAAGTTTTTCAGCTAAAAAAAAGATATTATGAAGTTCAGCATCTTTATTTAGTTTTTTTTACTATCGTCAATGTCTGAGCCAGTACCCATAATTTTCGTTGCTACATCTGCAATAACATTAGTATCAGCTTTTGTTTTAAAGGCTAAAACATGAGTTCCATTAAACATTTTATCGCCATCTTTTGTTAATGCCTTTTCAATAATAACATCAATTAAAACTATTAAATCAGTTCCACTTGCTCCTTTGAAAATCTTTTGTTTTTCAAGCATATTAAAAGGTTTACAAAAGATAGCTTTATCGCCTATCAAACCCCATTCTGGAACTTCAATTATTTGAGTTTCAAGCTGACTAAAATGGTCACGAATCCCATCAAAGTAATCAATTTTTGTATCAGACATTTATACAGTTCCGATAGTCAAACCACCATTACCCTGACCAGATACAGTTCTAGTTGTAACACCATCTAATGTTACCCCTACTGACATTCCAGTAACAATACCAGTACCAGAGAACTTTCTATCTCCACTAGCATTACCCTCTGGTAAAAATGCAAATGTTAATTCTGCACCTTGTACTAGATTGGTTTGTGCCGTGTCTGTTTCATCAAAGTTCATATCAATACTAAATGTATATGTTCCTCTACCAACTATATAAGATTTAATTGAATTACCTAGTGGTGTATCTTCAACAACGTCGTGTGTAGTATCTATTGTGAAGCCAGTTGCATTACCAAGTGTATCACTTCCTATAGTTACAACCCCTTCTTTACCATGATGTGTAGCCATTTATTACTCCTTATCGTTAGTTTCTTTAATTTTTTCAGTTTTTTTAACAACTGCTTTTTCATTTCCTAAAGTAAAACCATTATTCTGAAAATGCTCAATATGGTCTTCCGAACATTTTACAATGGTTTCGCCTTTTTTCATAGTAACATTTTTAGCCATTATGCACTCCCTCTAGTAAATTCATAAATAACTCTTACTGTAATCCTTACACCACCATAAGGAAATATTGTTCCCTCGTCAGTTGATGCTTCAATAATTTGTGTATCTATCGCATTACCATTTCTTGTTATATCATTATCTAAGGTTTCTTCAACTACTTCTATAATTTGATTTCGTACTGTGTCAATATTTGATGTTGTTCCTTTACCAAAAGCCACTATTAAAAAATCTATTGAACCTCTATAAGAACCACTGCCAGTTTCCCCTATACTCGCAACTTCCCTTGTTTCATCGCCACTTTGTATAAACATGGCAGGGAACTGTGCATCAGACAATTCTTCAACTTCAAATGGCTCTCTTGTTATCTTTTTAAACTCAATAGGACTTGAAACTGCATCAAGTTTAGTAATAATATCACTGGCTAT